ATTAAAGCAATAAGAGTTGATCCTAAATTGTCCAAGGACCATAGACCAGGTTCTGCAACTTTATCAGTTGTAGAAGCCACTTGACCCCATGCAGCATAGTCACTATAATTAGTAACGGTTGCTCCATCAGAGTGAGCAGCTCTTGTTGTTCCTCTGGCCGCTCTGCTTATTCCTGTTAAATTAAGTCCTGAAACTCCCGTATAAGAAATTTCTTCTGTGCCTACTAAAATATAATTTGTACCCGTAGTTGGAAATCCTGTAACTGAATCTAAAGTAATGCTTGTTCCTGATCCTCCGGTTCCATAAACATTGTCTCCTAAGGCTCCATCTAAAGTGTTTGTTTGAGGATTGGTTACGCTACCACCAAACTGGGATATACCCCATCCATAAACTCCAACCTGTTCAGCTGGACCTACGTGATAATATCTGTAATAAGTTATGCCTCCAGAAGTTGTGGCTCCTGTAGTATTACTTTCAACGGCCGCCATTGTGATTTCTAAAGTAACGGTCGTAGGAACTGCTGTTACCATATATTTTTTATCTGCAAAATCTGAAGCTCCAAAGGCAGAGTTAGTGATTGCACTAAAGGTGGACGCAGCTCCAAATAAAATAATATCACCTACTTGAAAATTATGAGCAGAAGAAAAAGTTAAAGTAACGGTTTTTGAGTTATAAGTAGTACTGAAAGCACTAGTGATCGCGGTTCCTGATGGATTGACTAAAGGGTGAATGTCATAATAAACTCCTCCAGAATATGCATATAAAATTCTATTGGTTCCAATGATGGCATATTTAATACCTTCTTTATTAACCATTTGATGAAGAGCCCGAGCTGCACCGGTTAGAGATTTATCTCCTAATTGAGCCCAACCTCCTATTTTTTCAGGTGTACCATATCTAAAGCGAACATTTTCACCACCAGTCCACTGTGCTTCAGCACCGGTAGGAGTAATTTGTTTATTGAATCCTGGTAAAAAACCTATTTTTTGTAACATAGAAATTCCTAGGATTCTTTTATAATTCATCCTGACGAGATGGTCAACTTGAGTTTTTAAAGATCACATTGATCAAAAGACGTACAGGAGTGTCCGTTTGAACCGTTCCGTAATGAGGAATCTGCCCATCAAACACAACAATAGAATTAGCCACCGAGGGTACTATTTTTTTCCCCACATAGGTTTTACCATTATTAGAATTAACATAATAAACCGAACTAAAAAACTCAGGTTCGGATCGATCATCAATATGCTTACCAAACTTCACTACTTTATTTTGGTTGGTATATAGATTAGCTTTTACGCGAAGAACCTCAGTTGTTGGATAATGATCTTTAATCTTATCCCATAAAGGTTTTATGGCTGCCCACCAGTCACTATTAATTTTTTTGTCGATAATAAAGTCATGATAAAAAACAAATCGTTTATCTTCCTTGTAGGGGGATACCACACTAGAAGGATGAAAATACCAGGGAAAGTCACGGGCTAAAAGTTGTTGCTCTAAATATTTATTAAAAGTTTTAGGTAATAAATTTTTTATAATCTTCATATACTAAACTCCACATTGCATGATAAAATAATTCTTTTATTAGATTTGTTAGGTTCTACGAAATGAGGAAGATAACCTGGAAACGCCACACATCCTCCAACCGTCGGTTTAATCGTTATTCGTTTATTACTATCTATATAAGGATAACCTGGTTCTAAGATAATAGTGTTTGAGGAATCTTTAGGACAGTCTATATAAAAGAGAAAATTCCAGGACTGATGGATTCGACCAGAAAGATTATGAATATGGGTGTCATGAAATTCTTCTTTAGCATAGATTTGAAACCATGACGAAGTTACTTTTATTTTTTTACACTTATTTTCTTGAGCAACGTAGTCAAAAAATAAATGACATTTATCTAACAAAAATTTAAAATCTGTATATAATAAAATATTCTTTTCTTTTAGAAAACTTGTTCTCATATAGGTACCTTGTTGAATAATAGGGTCGGCGGACTTTAACGTTTGTAAAACTTTCTTTTGATCAAACGAGATATGGCCTTCGTAAATCTGGGTTTTAAATTCATGAATCTTAGAAATCCTCATAGTTTTAATTCTGAGTGCTCAAACCCTACGTCTCCTTTTATAAATGTATTAAAAGAAAAAGTTGTACGGGTCTTGGATGTTTTATTTTTAGGAACATAATGAATTGTAGAAGAAGGAAACAAAAGAAAGCTTCCTTCTTTTAAATGAAAAGTACGATCAAGGCAGGTATATTTATTATATTTTTTATAATTAAACATAAAGCCAGGAAACAAACGTTCTGATCGTTCTAAGATAATGGGAGTAGAAGCTCCTTCAAGACAATAAACCCCACTAATAATACTATTAGGATGCCAATGAGCGTGATGCCATGTTCCTGGTTTATTGTGATTAAACCATGATTCAGTAACATAAAAATGGGACGAATCTTTAAACTCTAAAACAATAGAACTATAATACTTTAAAGTTTCTTCTATAAATTTTTTAAATTTTTTAAATTTCTTATGTTCCAACACATAACGAGAATCGCTCAGCAGATTAAGACTACTCGGATTAAGTTTAGTGGGATGTGTAAAAATAAATTCTTTTTCCTTTCTTGAAAAATTATATATTTTCTCTTGGCGTAGAATAGGAACACCAAATTCTGAGTATAAAGAAACATCCATTATTTATCCTTCCTAAACGTATGGGGCAGCCCTAAAAAAGGACGTCCATCAAATTTATTATCATTCTTTCCTTCACGATTATAATGTAAAAATACTTGAACACAGTACTCACCTTTAAAGGCCTCTCGCCAATGTTCTAATTCACACCCTTTATAGACTAGCATATCACCAGGCTGCAGCAGGACTTCAACCCCTTTAGTATTAGCGCTCATATATCCAAGAGGAGTCTCTTTTCCTTTTTTAGTATTAGGTTCAATAAAGATTGGCCATGGAAAACCTCCTAAAAAAATAGTGGTGGAAATTTCACAGGACTCTCTGTCTTTATGACGTGTAAGAATATCTCCATTTTTATAAATACGTGCATATGAATAAGTCGGAGTAAGTTTAAGTCCTGTTTTTTTTTCCATAAGAGGGCGAGTCATTTGAAGTAAATTCTCCATGGCGATATCGGCATACTGAGAATAAGTATTAGGCACTTGCTTGTCTGTCCAACTTCCCCACTCCGTTGCAAAGGGAGAAATCCATCGAACATCTAAAAAAGTTCTTACAACTCTTCTTTTCAATAAAAAATATCCTGTTAGAAAGCTAGCAAGAGATTTAGGGATAGCTTCTTTGACAACTAAATATCCTTTTTTCTTAAATGACATAATGCCCCTTTATATTTTCAAGCACAGATTTAAGCGATGCATAGTAATTATGGGTTGGTGTATACATATGTATATTATCTTTAATCACTTTCTTTATTGCTTTGTATTCTGTCTCTGTAATATCATATAGACTATACTCTTTTAGTTCTTTTCCAGCAAGACTTGGGTCTAAGAGTTTCATCCCCATTGCAATTTGATACCACAATCCATTATTCAAGCTATAGAAATTATTGTCCACATCATTTACATAGTCAACCGTTCTTGGCATACGATGCTTCCAAATATTTAAAAGAGTATTTAATTTATCACTACGTCTAGTTTCAGAAGAAGCTGCTGTCCAAAACTGAGTATCTTTTCTAGGAGAAATATAATGAAAAACAATAAAGTCTCGAATAGTGTCCCACATCTGTGTCATCTCTGAGTTGTATTGCTCGGTGATGGGATCACAATCAAAAGGCAGATCTTCTTTATAATAATTTTCTATGAAATGAGTTACTTGTAGTAAAGCAGCATGAATAGAGGTGGCTTCTAGGGGTTCAATAAATGCACTTGACAACCCTGTGGATAGTACATTCTTGATCCAAAATTTTTCTAGTCTCCCAGTATTAAATTTTATATCTTTTTGCGGAGTAATTTTATATCCCAATGCATATTCAATTTCTTCTTGAGCCTGGTCGGGCGAAATAAAATTATTGCTATAAACATAACCACATCCCGTTCGTTCCTGTGTAGGGATCTGCCATAACCATCCATACTTCTGGGCCCATGCATGAGTATAGTTTTTTATTTGTTTCTCTTTAATATTAAATGTCAGGGCACGATTTACAAGAAGATTGTTTTCATAAGAGATAAATTTATTTTTAAAAGCTTTATTTATTAAGACTCGTGCAAATCCAGAACAATCAATAAACAAATCCCCCTTAATTACTTTTCCTGTTTTAGTTTTAACAGACGTAACACACCCTCTTGAGTCTTGTTGAAAAGAGACGACTTCTCCTTCAATATAGCTACATTTTTTTAAAGCTGTTGCTTTTCTTTTTAAATAATTTCCCACTTTATAAGTATCTAAGTGGTACGCCACAGAAGTCCAGGGAAGATCTTCATAAGCACTTTTATTGTTTATATAATGCAGACGGCTTGTGGCCATCAACTGAGATTGAAAAGTTTCATCATAAGGTAATTTATTGGCCACATGATAAATTCTATAGTTATCATAGTTGGAATGAGGGTAATGATGTTTTTC